TCTAAAGGTGTTTTAGGATCAGAATTTAACTTAATATTACGCATAGCTATATAATCATCAGGTAAAGTATAATATTCTGTATCAGCTATAGTATTTGTAGTTACCCTAGTTTCCATTCTTCTTATTTTAAAATCTCTTTTATGTCTTGTTTCAGCTAGAACAATAAAATCAGGTATAACATCAGTTAAATCACTTCTATCTAACCAATTTGCTATAGATGTTTTAAGTTCTGCGTATGTTGATATAGCCATTATATTACCCTAGATGTTGTTTTTAAATATCTATAGTCAGGACTATTTAATAGTTTCCTAACTGCGTCTTTGTGGTTTTTATTATATAAATCCACACCAAATTTGTTTTTCCATTCGTAATAAATTGTAACAGGAATCCTTGCAGATAAACGAAATTCGTCTTTTATGCTGTGATCTTCCTGCTGTAATCTTTTGTTTGAATCAAGTAGTTTAGTTAGATCAGGCGACTTATGATTAATCGCCCAATCTCCTGAGTGTTCAGAAAATAAAAATGTTTGACCATCTCCTAGTTTTCGTTTCACTCACTTAACTCCTGGACATAAACTGTAGGTGTACCACTACCATGAATGGTTGCCATTTTCATACCACCATCTACTTTAAATATAATAGATTCATCTCCTGCCATGTATATTGAAGTAGCTGCTACTGCTGTAGGACTTGCTCCAAATTCAATAAATACAGGGCCAGTAGTTGTTACTCTTACATATTCAATAGCAGTATTAAAAGCTGATGTTTGTGCCGAAGTTCCACTTGTCGTTCTTGTGTGATTCGCTATAACTCTATAGCCACCTAGCCAATTTGCCATGTTTATCTCCTAATTACGAATGTTACAGTTAATGTTTTAGCACCTGAAGAGTTGCCATCGGTAATCATTTCGATTGACCCATCTTCTTCAACTCGATTAAGTGCTGATGGTGTAGATCCGTCCATAGTGCCTACTGCTGAACCTGAATGTGCAACTGTAAATCCAGCATCTGTTACAGCAGTTCCACCAATTTCAAAAGTAATTGCTGCGTTACCACCAGTAATAGCTCCTCCAAGCACAGACATAATTTTAATTATTCTGCCACCATCAGGTACTGCTACAAATGTTGAACCTGCTGTTGATATATCAGCAATCTGTCCAGTTATAAAATAATCATTTAATGTTCTCATTAAATTTCTCCAAAATTAATAACCCTCGTTCCGAAGCGATACCTTCTTCAAGGTCATTATTAAATGTATCTAAGTGGGTGGAGAAAAAAAACAAAGGAGTGCAAAAACTCCACCCTTTACTAACTACGAGGAAAGTAAAATTTTATTATGAAGTAGTTAAATCAGCGATTTTACCACTAGCTGCTTCGTTTTTAGAAACAAGAGTATACTCAACGAGTAATTGTTTCTTCTCAGCATCACCAGTTTTCGCTAAGTCTTGTACTTGGAAAGGTCTTAAATAAGCTGCTGCCCACATCTCAGTATCTACTACATGAGCTGTTCTGCCTGAACTTCTTAAGATCCTATCAGCTACTACTCTAACTTCACCGAAGTCTGAAACATAAACATCAATAGTAGCAACTAAGCTTCTATCTTCTGCCATATCCATTCTTGTTGAGTTACCAGTAAAGCCTGATACTTTTTGTTTGTTGAATGAACCAACTAACAATAAGTCAGGGTTACCACCTTGGTCATAGCAAAGTTTTAAATTTGCTTTTAAGAGTGCTTCAGTTAAAACTCTTTGAGTTCCATCTGTAACTGCTCCAGTTGTTCCATGTGTAGAACCACCACTTCCATGAGCTTCGTTAGTATTACACCATGCTTCGTAACCTCTAAGTCTACGACCTGTGCCTGATGAACCAACAGTTGCGACATTAACGCCTGTTAAGTCAAACTCCATATCACGTTTTAGTTCTTTACCAGCTTTAGCTATTTGATAAGCCATTTCTGATGTTACACCTGCTTTATTAACAACTTCTTGAGTTCCTGAAACTACAACAGGTTTTGTAGAAATCTGTGTGTAGTTTAATAGTCTTGAAGTAGCTGTTAATGCTCTGTTTGGAGAATCATCTCCTTCTATTACGACATTTGTAGCTGCTGTTGCAAGAGAATCTGTTTGCCATTCATGTTTTGTTGCAGTAGCTGTACCAGTACCGATGCTAGACATAAATGGTGTTTCAGTTGGAGAAATGTTGTAAATAACATTCGCCAAATCTTCTCTTTTATCATTACTACTAAATGTTTCGTAGGTATTTGTATAAATTGCCATTTGATTACCTTATGTAAAAAAGTTTAGTATTAGGCTAAGAGTTCATTAGGCTTTCAATAACATTTTTAGCGTCATTTACATGGCCAGTTTTCCTTAACCTTGCTCTTTGTGCTTTAACTTTATCACTAGATATTTCACCCTTAGTTGCTGGAGAACCAGGTTTTTGAACTTTAGGAACAACTTTAGTTTTCTTATTAGAAATCTTAGCTGCTAAAAGATTTTCATACAACATAGCTTTATGTAGAACATCTACAGACCTTGCGTCAATTAGGCTATTAACTTCTTGTTCGGTAAATCCTTTTTTAACTGCAAAACTTTTTATACTTTGTTTAAGTTTTGGGCCTTTATCAGGATCAACCCATTCAGGTAGTCTTTGTGCCATAATTTCTTGCTGTCTGCCAAGTTCTTCTTGCCATTTAGCTTCATGCTCTTGTTGTTGTTTTAATTGAAGATTTTTTTGTTCATCTTCAACCATTCTTTTATTATCCTGAAGTTCCCTATATTGGTCTCTTTTCAACATATATTCGGTTGGATCTTCTTCCTTGAGTTTAGTCCAATCAGTAGATGAAAGTTCTTTAATCTTTGCGTCTGCCTGAGTATTAAATTGTTCAAGTTGTGATAAGTAATGCTGTCTTTCTTGTTGAGTCGCAGCTAATTCTTCATCAGCTTTTTTGCGTTGCTCGGCCAATACTTGACTTTTTCTTGTGTAATCAGCTTGTCTACTATAACCAGCTTGGAGTTCGTCAAGAGTAACCTCAACATCTTTACCATCAACTTTAATGGTGTATGTACTAGGTGTCTGACTTTCTTCAATTTGGTCATCGTCTACTAGGTCATCAGCAGTTAATCCGTCAGGATTAGTTGCTTTTGTTTCAACTGATTCGGCATTTTCCATTGCCTGTTCAGAAACATCTTCTTGAGTTTCTGTTTCTTCTTGGTTTTCTTCGCTTTGCTCTACTGGAGTGCTCATCATACCTTGAAGTGCTTTTTGTGCCGATGCAACATCTGTTACAGGCACACCACCATGAGTGGATTCTTTTATAGGGATATCATCTTTTGCCATGATTATTTACCTCCCTTTCTTTCTTCTTCGAGAATTTTTCCATTCTCCATAGTATTTACAAGAACATTTTGAGCTGTTAATACACCTCTTATAGAATGATACAATGCTTCTCTGCCATTTGTATCAACTATTTCTGTTCTTATCCATTTCTGAAATATATCGTTTTGGATAACTTCATAAGATTTTATTAATAAAGGATCTTCAAGTAATGCTTTTGCATTTTGTCCTTCCCTTATCTCCTTCTCTTTATCTGTCATTTTCTGCTCCTATTTGGTTGATTCTATCCACAATATCTGTGGTTATAGTTTTTCTCCCAGCGAGATACCCTCGAATATCATTATGACTAATAGATGTTTTCAAAGATAACTCATTTACTGAAATTCGATATTTCAACATTAACTGTTGTAAATCTGTATTAGTAAGTTTTGATTTTTCTCTTAATATAACCAATTATCTGTTCTTCTTTCTTCTAAATGTTGAAACATTCGTTGGTTTTCCACCAACACCTTGTGCTTTTGCTCTTTTACGAGAAACAGCAGATGTTATTTGTGCTTTTGTCATTCTTGCAGCTTTAGATGCAGGAACACATTTAGGATATGCTCTCCCTGAACCTTTGGCTCTACCACATTTTTGAAACTTACCCTTTTTTTTAGGCGACCCAATGTCAACCCAATTTTCTTTAAACCATTTGGTAAGACCACCAGTAGATTTAGCCACGTCTATAACCTCCCCCTCTTTTTTTATATTCTCTTACAAGCCAAGCATTAGCATAAGCTGAAGGATAAACTTTAAATTTTTTCTTAGCTGCTGATTTTACTCTTGAATATAAAGCAGGGTTAGTAGGTATATTACGACTTTTTGCCATTCATTCTATCTCTTTTAAAAATGCCTCTACCAATTAAAATATCTTTTTTGGTAACTTTTCCATCTTTATTTAAATCAGGAAATCTTTTTTTTGTTTTAATTTTTTTCATTTTCCGACCTTTTTCATTGCTAGTTTATGTGCTTGTGTAAAGGTTTTACCTTTATTCATCTCTTTACGCATAAAAGTCATATGTTTCGCAGTATGATGTTTTTTATGTTTTGCAAGAGTTGCCTTTTGTAGTTTAGTTAACATTTGCCTTTTTTCTTCTTTTTTCCTTTTTTCATTGGTTTGCCATACATAATATTTCTCCTATAAAAGTTTTAGTATTTCTGTAAATTTATCACTCATCAAAACAAAGACCACAATAGCTCCATATATAATATATTGAGCTTTAAAGATTGCTCTTTTAACATCTCTAACATCGTCTTTAAGAACATCAATATCTCTTTGCATATGAGCAAGATGATTGTTTTTAATTAAATCAATGTCTTTTTTGAGTAATTCTATTTCTGTTTTAATGTCCTTTTCGTTCATGCTAGTGGCAACCTCTTTCTTTTAGGGTACATATTAACTGCTATTGCTACTGCTTGTTTTTGTGGTTTGCCCTCTTTTTTTAATACTTTAATTTTTTTAGAAATTAATTTATTTCTCTCAATATTTCCATATCCTGAGTATTTAGGGTATGCCATTAGCTTGGGCCTATTCCAACAGGTCTATTTTGCACAGCTTCTAGTGCAAGTTCTTGTTCGTTTAAGTCAAGTTGTGATTTTTTAATCTGTAATTCTTGTTGCTTAAGAGCAAGATTGACTGCTGCTTCTTCTTGTTTAAGTTTAAGTTCTTGTGCTTTAAGTTCAGTATCTATTTGTAACTCTTGAGCTTGTAATTGTAATTTTTGTAATTCTACTTGAGCTTTTTGTTGTGCTACTTTTTCATCTAATGTAGGTTCAGGTGGTGGTTGAGGTGGCATCATAGCTGGATTAGATATAAACTGATCTGAGTTTTTATATCCTGATTGAGCTATAAATTCACTTACTGCATTATATATATTTTGTGGTGTAACGATTGACCCCATTCCACCATTTTGTATTAAACCTTGTATTATCTGCATAATAGAACCCATAGTTTGAGTTTTACTTTGTTGCGAACCTGACCCAATACCTACATTAACAGTACAATTTAGTTTTTCTTTCCAACGAGATACATCTATAGGTACAAATTTTCCGTTAAGATAAGCTATTTTTTGTCTATTTTCGTATCTTTGTACCAGCGAATAAATGTTTCTAAATAAATCTTTAATGCCTGTTTCTGCAAATATACGAGCAATTAACTCAATTCTTTGCATAGCAGACTCAGTTGCTGCTGAGATTGCACCTGAAGTTACATGAGATGTTAATACGTCAGGATTAAGACCTTGTGTCATTTTAGATACACCTGATCTTTCTTCTCTAATGCCATCTAGGTATTGTACCATTTGGAACGCATAAGATTGTATTTGTGGTGTAGGTAGTGCTGTAACAGCACCTGGTGCTCTCATTCTTACAATCCCACCTGGTTTAGATGAAAGTAAATCATCTAATTCTACTTGACCTGCTAAAACTGCATATCTAGCATTGTTAGTTAAATACATATTATCGAGAAGATTTCTCATAATAGTTGATTTAATAAGCTGTATATCTTGAACTGTATCGGCAATGCTCATGCCATGAAACTTATGTGGTATTGGTAATGGACAAATAGTTGAAAATGGAATTGAGTCTATCTCCTCATTATCCAATATTATACTGCCACCTTTAGTAATTTTTCTAAGTTCTGCTATACCATCGTTATCGTAATCAATATACATATAACATTCTTCTAACCAAACTTTTCTTGATGGCCCTTCTCCTTCTTCTCCTGGAGATGAATCATCATCGTAGCTAAATCTTGTTATTCTTTCCTCATTAAACTCTGCGTTATTTTGTGTATAACTTGGTAGTTCATCAACTAAAGACTTTGGGTATCCTTCTAAAATTAAATCAGATACCGATTTTTTTACTCTATGGCACACAAAACTAGCATCTTCGACAGAAGTAGCCCTTCTTGATACTAAAAATTCTTCAGGTGGTACAGATAAAACTCTTACCTGCCCATCGGTTTTAGTTTTTTTAACTTTAACATCGTGTTCAACAATAGCTGGAGATATCAAAGTGCCAAAATCATCGACTTGTTGTTTTTGTATTACAATCTCAGTATGTTCTATGACTTCCATATCATCATTAGCAAGAATAGATTGGTATTCAATTTCAGTTAAGTTAGTGTAATTTTCTGTAGATACTTCTGTTTTTTCTTCCCAAAAATGCTTAATAACACCTGTTTTAGATATTAACGCATCTTTAAAGGCATCATATAGGACTTTAAAGCCGTTATTTTGCTTGTTAAAGACATAATTAACATAGTCAGTAGCTTGTTGTGCCATTTGCACATCTTCAGGGCCTTGTGGCTCAAATTCAGCTACATTGTTGTGCGTGGTAAAAATACGCATTAATGATGGCATAATATATTCTATTGTATCCCTAACATCAGTAGTAACGATCTCAGACCTACCCTCTATTTCATTACCAAACTTCTCGCCAAGATAATACTTCATAGCATTTTCTCTTTGTTCTGAAAGCTCAGTATTAAAATTGCCAGAAGCAGACTCTATTTCATTACTTAGTTTTGATGCTAATTCATCATCGGTCATTTTTTTAGCCATTTATTTTCCGTACCTATTTTTAAATTCTTGTGCTTTTTTTCTTATTCTTTTAGCCATTTCCTTTTGTGATTTAGGAATCTTAGTAACAGTAAATCTTCCTTCTGCATATTCTAATAATTCAGATTTTCCTAATTTATCCATTAAAGATGTAGACTGTGGTAAAGTCATTTTCTTTTTTTTACTAGCCATATTATCTCCTATACGACAGCTACATCAGGGCCTAATCTGCCCTTATTGTTCCATCGTGATCCTTTAGTTGTTGAATGTCTAAGACTCATGGCAGCATATCTTGTAGCCGACATTAAGTCATCTTTAAGTTTAATTAATTTTCCATCTTTACGATGATACATGCGATACTCCTCAAACCAGCTATAAAGAGTATTGAATACTTTAAATCTACCACTTTCCATACGATCTAGCATTTCCATAAGACCTGCTTCCACCGAATTGCCACCTTTTTTCTCACCAATCGCTGGTGGGTTTTCAAAGTGGAAAGGCAGCATATTAACGTAATTATCACGATATTGTTCGGCTAATGTTACACCTGAACCTTTATCGTGTTGGTAGCCATCGTGTGGCCAGACTATAGGAATATAGTCGCTACCTTCCCGTTCATTAATATGTGATGCGTGATAGCTTGGGATTTGTTTACTCATCTTGTAACAATCGTAGACATAAACAATATCCTTATCTCTATCCCAGGCTAACCAAACTACGGCTGTAGGGTGGTCGTATCCAAAATCAAGACCTGCAATCCTTGAAAAATGTGGGGGTATGGTAAAAGGATCACAGGCTAGATTATCCTCATCAATAGGAAAGACTAATCCACTTCCTATCATGGGTATGCCCTTTGACCTCATATCACGTTCATGTTGAGGTAGGGCAGCTAAAATCTGTTGTTTCATATCCTCGGTTAGATGTTCTGCATCTTCCCACCCTGCTGTAACTAGGGCTTGTCCTGGTCTTAAATCTGAGGTGAAGTTTTGTACTACTTCAGTCATACCTGACTCAGGGGTAAAAGTCAGGTAGACTTGTCCTCTTTTGTCGAGGGTACGAGTAATACATTGTGAATAGATATCTTGAGGTGGTTCTTCATCCAGCCATATAATATCTAAACTCTCCCCCATAAATTTTTCAGCCCCCATTTCATAGGCTTTAAAGGCAACCCTAGACCACCCACCTGTTCTATGTTTTACAAGCACCGAAGAATGTGCATTTGGCACACCTGGTTTTCTTGTTGTTTCACCTATAAGATGTTTAGGAATACTCCCTTTCCCTCTATCTCTTGGGTTGTCAGGTTGCCCAAATAATTCTTTTTGACATATATCTCGTGTGGTTTCATTACTAGCTCCACACACCCATGCTCTAATAGGTTTATCGTATTTCTTCCCCTTCCACCATTTAGGGTATAATCCAGTCAAATGAGCTGCCATTTCCATAGCACCCACATAAGACTTACCCACCCTGTTAGCTGCCATCAAAAGCCTCTGAGAGGACTCTATACCTGCTTTATGAAACCTTTTTTGAAAGTCGTAGGGTTGGTAGTAGTTTAACCTATTTTCCTCTTGTCGTTTATTAAGAGTTTTTAAAATCTCTTGGATTCTTTCGTTGTTTTGCATATTTGTTCTAACTGAAGATAACATTGTAAATATTGATTATTTTGAGGTATTTCTTTTGCCAAGGGTATAAGTTTTTCTTGCAATATTTTTATCTTATCTTCCCTGGCTGATATGGGTCTTAATATATTGTTTATATCTTTGCTTATCTCCCACACATCTCCCCAACCTGTTGTTCTGTTTTTCAATATTCCTCTAAGATAACCAGATAGGCTCACAACCCCTTGTTTTTTATTTTTAATAGATTTTTTTAAATTATTTTCTATATTAGTTATAAACAAATCTGCGTTATATTTAGCTTTTTCATTTTTTGTAAAATTACCTAAAAATTCAGCACTAGAAAAATCTGTATCTTCAATTACCTCAACGAATTCTTGCATATCTAGTTTTTTATATAGGTTTAAGAATTTGTTTACCATAGGGTCGGCTACAGTAAACTTAAAACCTGTGTTTATTTCGATCATATGATTAATATAATCTATCAAGGGTTTAATTTCTTCTGTTTTATCTAATCTGCTTTTTAGATACGCTTGGAGCTGCTCTCTTTTTTCATCTGTTTCTTTAAGTTCTTTTTCTTTTAAAGAAATGTAATTTTTATCTGTAATTTTTCTCTTACCTTTGCCGATATTGCATTGTTTGCAAGAAGTAATAAGATTTTCAAAGCTATTATCGCCACCCTCGTAAACAGGCACAATATGATCTACTTCCAAAACAACTCCCTCATCTCTTGGGGTAGCACCACAATATTGACATTTATGGTTATCTCTTTTAAATACCTCAAACCTTATTTTTGGGGATATTGATTTTCTTTTCCCAACCAATTTAAGTTTGCTCTCTTTGTTTTTACACATAATACTCCACCTCAAAGTATATGTTTTTTTAAAATAAAACGCAACATCTTGTGTTTACTAGATTGAATTGTGCTATATCTAGTATATTAGTAACTGCTAATGGTCTTATATTTCCCACCATAGTGTGGAATGATATATATATATAATCTGATTTGATAGAGGGGGTTGCCACTAATATAATAATATTCTAATCAATGACTTTCTAATATTCTAATTTTCTTATGGATTCCTAATAGGCTTGATATGACTTAGTGCTGCATTAGTAGTAGGTAGGTATATTATTTATATTTAGCGGTGAGTGTGCTATGGCTAACTACTTTCCATAACCTATCAATACAAAGAACTTTGAACCCCTAATAAGTATAACTCTAGTAAAAGCCTAATAATGCTTACTAATACATTAGTATCATTGGTATATGTATATGTAATAGAATTAATTACAGTTCATGGCGGGATTTTCTTTTATTATACTTGCATAGTTAAGGCTTGATATTTTAGGCATTAAAAAACCCCTATATATTTCTATATAGAGGTTATTTGTTATATATGGTTATTTAATCAATTAACTATAAATTTTTACTTAACTTATTATATATTTTTTTATAGTTTTCTTTATTCCATATCATTTTATTAGAGGGGATCTCATCATATGGCTCATAACACCATGTCATAAAAGATATTTCTACATCATCAGAATAATCTTTAAATATGATAAAATACATATCTTTATATTTATCACATTTTTTAATTTCTCTTGTAATACCTCTATCTCCTAAATAGTTTATGCAGTCTTTTTTTATATCTTCTTTTTTCATTGTTTTATCTCCTCATATATGGTTATTTATTCATAATATTTTACAAGATCATCTAGTTTTCTCATGCTCTCTTGCAGTCTTTTAAGTTTTGTCGCATGTTCTATACCATGCTTTTTAGCTATTTTGCTCAAATCTCGGCTACTTAGCCATTCATTATCTTGTTTTTTGTCTTGTTTTTTCATTGTCTTTTATCCTCTGTTATATATGGTTATTTATTTTGTATTGCTTTATCTGAGAATATCTCTAAATTAATAAATTTATGTTCAGTATCTGCATTTGGTTCTCTTAATTTGAGCATAATATCTCTCACTATTTCTCTGTCGATACTATCCCCGCTAAATTTAAGTTTAATTTTTGATAATCTGATTTTAATAGCTTTTTCTACTTCTATCATTGTCAAATTGTTATTAAAAAAATGTTTATATATTCCTTCGTCTTTACCATAAAAAGACCATATATAATTTTTAAAGTTTTCTATCTCATCTATATCTTGTTTTTTCATCGTTTTATCCTCTATTTATATAATTAAAATTGCTATTGTTATAGATATGGTTATTCCAGATAACCATGTAATAACAAATTCTCTATCAGATTCCCATAGAGCCATTAGCCAGATAATTAACCCAGCTAATAACCCTACAACACAGAATAATGCTAGATAGAAATATAATAATATTACTTGCTCTATCATGATGTTTCACCTTTAAGATTATTTTTTATTAAGCAAGTGTTATATAATGAATTAGCTCTATTCAGTAAATAATCTTCTACTAATCTTTTCTTTTTATTGTGATCTTCAAGTTCTTTTTTAGTCATCCTTGAAGTACAAACCATCTTTACCTCTATATCTTCATAAGCGCCATGCATAGACTTCATCATGCATATATTCTCTCGTTGTCTATTTGTTAAATGGTTTTTATGTGTATTTTCAAATAATGAAACTTCTTTTATATTTGAATACATGCTTATCTGTTCATATGATATAAAAGTTTTATCATTTTCTCGTTTGCTAGTCATAACCATAACTTCTGAATATGTGGATTTTTTAGGTTTACACCATTCATTAGTTTTAGGATTTAAAGTTTGTTTTATGAGTCTATCTCCTTTATTATTTGACTCAATCCAATATTTAACCTTGGTTTTTAACCTAAAACCCCAAGGATAATTATCTACTTCAATAGCTGTATCAAAATCAACAGCATTATATATATATTTTTTGTTGTCATTCATAACTATTTAACCTCATATTTATTAGTTATCTTAATATTAAATGATTCAAATTATTTTGTAAACAAAATATTCCTATTATTTTTATCTTTTATTTTATTCTTAATATGCTTAATATTAAATATTACATCTTGGATTTAACTTGAA